ATGAAGAGGCCCGTGGCGTTGATCGTGCCCGCGCCTTGCGCTCCGGCAGTAGGCGCGCCGATCTGGATGCCTGCCGCGTTGGTCAGCGCAGTAATGTCCGCGTTGCTGCCTGATGCGGCTGCGCCAAGGCTCGTGCGCGCCGCGCCAGCCGTTGTGGCGTTTGTGCCGCCCTGCGCGACGCTCAGGGGCGTCGTGAGGCCAGACAACGATGTGATGTCAGAGTTAGCGCCAGAGGCCGCCGCCGCGATGGCGGAGCGCGCCGCCGCCGTTGTGGTAGCCGTAAAGACCGCCGTGCCGATGCCTGTGCCGCCGAGGTTGGTCAGGGCCGACGGTGCGTTGGTCGCTCCGGTGCCGCCTTGGACAACAGGAACAATACCCGCAAAGGCTGCTGACGTGGTGGCCGAGATGATGTCCGTGCCGTCGCAGTACAGGATACCTGTCGCGCCCTGAGTGACCAAAGTGGCCGCGCCGCTGGCCGTCTTGATGCCTAGCGTAAATGCACCAGTCGTGGCGTTGTTGACCCAGTATTGCTGCACCGTCGCGGGCACAACGATGTTGACGTTGGAAGTCAGCGTGCCTGTGAACTTATACGCGATACGGTTAAGCTCAGAGCCAGCAAGCGTGTACGTGCCGCCAGTGACGGCGATAGTCGTGTAGTCGAAGGCGAAGACCGCCTGCTGGCCGAGGCCGATGGTGTACCACTGGATGCCGTCGCTTACGACCACGGCGCTGTCGCCCGGCTGCAAGCGCAGTGTGGCTGCCGCGTTGATAAGCTCAGAGCCAGACGGGTCGATGGTCAAGTCGCCCTGTCCGCCGTTGCGGACCTGCACAAACCAACCGTCGCCAGCGGCCACGGCAGTCGGCAAGTTCATCGTGCCGAGGCCGCCACCCCAGACGAAGACCCGTGCGCGGTCAGGCGCAGTGAGGTTGTACGGCGTAATGGAGAAGTCAACGACTTCGTAATTCTGCGCGAGGGTCGACCCAGTCGCGATCAGACCAGCGCCAGCCAGCGCTGCGGCTTGGGCCTGCGCCACGGCAGCGCCGTAGCGGAACGTGCGCCAGACACCGCCTACGGTGGTGTTGCTGATGAGGTAGCACTGCCACTGCTCACCTGCGCCGATGCTCAGGATCGCGTTACCGGCGGCGTTGTCGACGGTGATGGTGTCTGGGCCGAGGTTGTTGAACAGGATTGTCTGGCCGACGCCGACTGACATCGCGTCAGGTAAAGTTATCGTGTAGGGGCCGGTTGGCGTGACGTCGATGATGCGGGCGACGACGTTGTTGCCGGTGGTGGCCTCAAGCGGCCACTCAAGGACGATGTCGCTGGTCAGCGCAAGCGGGAGGTACGATACGTCTGAGGGGTAGATCGTCGTACCGCCGAAGACTTGAGTGAATGACGTGGACATTATTACGCCTCCTTGCGCACGGCGGATCGGTCTAGGATTTTGGCGAGGTCTTCGCCGTTCAACATTGCCGCCGCGCGATCGTACATGCTCTGCCAAACTGGGATGCGTTCGTCGTTCTTGAGGAACGGCGTCGCTTCAACCAGCGTGCCGTAGAGCAAGAGCTGCGGGGCGTATTCGGTGATCCAGTTCGTCTGCACGCTCTCGTCGAGCAATGGCGGCAGTTCGTAATACAGGATTTCGAATGGGTATGCTGCGTCGGGTGTCGGCGCAAGCAGCCAGTGGCTGTAGTCATAGTCGCTGTAGAAGATGGGCGTGTCCGTCTCCAACGCGTTCGGCCAATAGGACCGCAGATATTCATAGACGCGGGAGAACAGGATTTTGCGGTCGTTTCCTGTTGTGCCAGTGCCGATGTTAATCGACACCGTGTCGCGCCAGCGATCAGGCTTGGGGTAGACGGACTGGCCCGCAGAGAGCGTGCCAGTCACGACGTTGATGAAGCCCTCGACTTTAAGCTCACGGGCGATGCGACGCTCGGCGAGGTTGATTAAACGTGGGATTTGCTCAAAGACAATCGGGTCGGACGCAAGCGTATTGCCGCGCTCAAGGTAGCGCTGCACGTCTTGTTTCAACGTCGTGAATGTCATCGCAGTGGCCATAACGTGCCCCTATATCAGATTTAGCGCATAATAACAGCCTTCGCCGCGACTGTCGAAGATATTGTTTACCCAGCGAGGAACTGCGCAAGCAGAGCGAAAAACGCTCCGAGAGCCGCCAGACCACCAGCCAACTTAGCCTTGGGGCCGAGGGCGGGCTTCTCTGCGCCGTCCATAGGCAGGATTTTGCCTACAGTTTTCTTGAGGATTGCCTTCTCGGCTTCCTTCTGGATTAGTTTCTTCAGATTAAGCATAATCGTTCTCCTTAGAGCCAAGTAGCATACTTCTTGGTTTTCAGTTTACGGTCTTCGAGGCCGTGTGTGCCCCCGTTGATCCGCTTCGTCAGTGCGAGGATCGCAGCGTCGTTGATGCCTTGGTCGCAGATGCCCCAGAGCTTATTACGGTCGAAGAACCACAGCGCGCTTTCAATAGCCAGTTCGCCCGCGACCAAATCAGGGTTGTCCATGATGTCTGGCCGGTCGATGTACTGCGACAGCGCCTTGTAGTTGTCGTGCCCGGTGAGTTGGAGGAAGCCGCGTCCCCGGAACTTCCATCCGTCGCCGCTGCTCTCAGGGCCATTGCCCATGCGGTTGCCATAGACGCGGTTGGCAATCTTTGCTGGCTGGCGCTCGTAAGCCTTAGCGAGTGCATCGGTGGGGAAGTACTTCCCGAAGATGCCGCGCAGACCCTTCGCGCCGTAGTTCAGGTTCTCGCTGGTCGCCTTCCAGTTGCCGCTCTCGTGCGCGCACTGCGCGAAGAAGTGGGCGGCACGGTTCTTGTTCAGCTTGTAATGCGCTGCGGCGGCCTTGAGCGTGCCGGGGCCAAACGCCCCGTCAGCCGTTACGCCGATTTTCTCTTGTAGTTTTATGAGGCTCATTTCCCTGCACTCCGCCAATCTGGAAAGTCGTTTTCGTCAACTACGCCGTCACCGTTGGCATCATAGCGCAGGTCACCGCGATACTTTTCCCAAGGCTCCATGTCGTCATCATCATCGTCTTCAGGCTCGTCGATAAAGACGGTGGCTTGTGGGTCGTCGTATGCTTTGGGTGTTTCTGGCTGCATCTCTGGTGTCAGGTCGAGCGGCGCGGGTGGTGGTGAAGCAGGCTCTTCCGGCTCAGGATCGTTGCGGTCTTCCGGTGGTGGTGGGACCAACTCGCCCTTCATACCCATCAACGTAGCATAGGAGCCAGCCACAGCGCCAACAACCGAGGTCATGACGTATGACAGCAAGCCGAACACATCCTTGTTGTCGATGACTTCGTTCGACACGAACAGGCCCGCGATCATGGCAACGGTAATAGTGCAGATGACAAACGCCATCGTGCGGGCAGCCATGAGGAGCGCCTTGATGCGCGCATCCATTAATTTATCTTCCATCATCAGTCCTTTCCGGCCAGCGGGTTCGCCAGCGTCTTTTGAATACGTTCGGCAGTCTCAGCCTCAAGTTCCTTGATGCGACGCTGCTGCTCCTGATCCTGCTGACGCAGTTGCTCTATGACAGCGCGCTGCATCGCCATGTTCTGCGCGTCGCTATTCCTAACGCTGCTCGACACCGCGTCAACCGTCTGGCGCGTGCCGCTCACGCTGCTGGAAATGCTGCCCGTCATATAATTTAGGGCTTCGCTGTTAATCTTGGTCAGACGCTCGACGCTCGTGACGCGCTCATCCAGCACCGAAATGCGTCCTTCAATGCCAGACAGGTCAGGCGGCACATAAGCCGCTGTGACTTCCTTCATGGTCAAGAACTGCTGATACACTTGGAAGCCAGCCCAGAGGCCGCCGACAATGGTCGATATAGCCGCGAAGATAATGGCAATCTTGCCACTGCTCAGGCCACCAATCTTAAAACTGAAGCCGCTCTCATCAAAGGCGACCTTGGGTTCCTCATCTGTACTGCTCATCTACCATCTCCTGCCAGCGGGCATCATTCGTCTGCATCAGTCGATACAATTCAAAGTTTGCGTCTTGCAGCCTACGTCGGCTGTATATATCACGAATTGCGTAAAAGTCAGCCCTATCTTGCAGGGATGTCTGAGTGTACGCAGCGAAGCCCGGCACGGCCCCCATTTCATTGATGGTTTCCGATTGGCCTTCTGACATCTCGTTTTCTGATTTTTCAGATGAGGCGGTTGCCGCAGCGGGCGCGGCGTTGCTTTGACCGCCGACGCTGTTCAGAATTTCAAAGGTATTAGCCATCGAAACAGGGCTGCCCACTGATATGGCGGCGTCGAGCGGTGACGAACCAAGGCCGACACCGCTGCCGCCTGCAACGGAAGCACTCGACCCAAAATCAACGCGCATTTGGAAGCCAGCAAAGCCCTGCACCGATTGTGCGTTGCCTTCAAAGGCCGACGCTTGGCTGGCCTGTTCGGCCTCCTCGAAGAAGGCCGATTGCTGCGCGCTCTCCTCAAGCGCCGTAGCATTTGCTTCTTGCTCCGCGCCCGATGCGTCTTGGCTTTCCAAAGCGTTCTCTGCGCCTTCCAGCGACGCCAAGGTTTCACTGGCTAAAGTTTCTTTATCATCTTCGGGGCCTTGCGCCGCCAATGCAGCCAATTCTTCAGGGGACAGGCGCTCGTCATCAATATCTTCTAAATCCTGTTCCGACACCAGTTCTTCGACGGTGTCGTCTTCGACCGCCTCTTCAACGGCAGCCTCCTCAGCGGCAGCTTCGGCGTCAGCTTCGAGCGATGCTTCGGCAGTTTCCAGCGCCTGTTGCGCTTCTTCAATCTCCTGCTCGGCCACATCTTCCATCTGCACTTCTTCCTGCGGCGTCTGCTCGACTGAAGCAACGGCAGTGTCCGATGTGCTTTCCGTAGGATCAGGTGCGCCGACATCGATGGCTACGGATGCCGGTGGGCAAGTGGGGTCCATGGGCGTTGCGTTGCAGTCAACAGGCACAACCTCTGGCTCAGGCGCAATCCACGACAAGAGGCCCGACTGGTTCTGGAGGAACTGCGCGTTGCGACCGTAGAAGAGCGGGATGTTATCATCCGCAGTGGGGCCGGTAAGACCCGCAGTAAAGTCGCGCCGACCGGAGAAGCCCAGATTGCCGAAATTCAGTTGTATCTTACCGTCGGCAAAGAGGCCAATCTCGAAGGTGCTGCTGTTGTTCGTGCCATACTCTTTCACGCCATACCAGCCG